AAAGAGCGACATGGAAGTTGCAAACCTCATCGGCTAAACGAATTCGCGTATCGTTCGCCCCTTCCCACGGGAATGCCGCCTCGCCAATATGCTGCGAGTGTTTCTTGCCGTCGCTACTCTGTCCGTCCCAGATCGAAAACCGAGTCTGATCCGCTTCGGTGATTCGATTTGTCAGACGCTGATCGGTGTGGGCTCTTCGGAACTCAGCGATGTATTCGCCAATGTTAGGTTCTAGACTTTCGGCCAGAACGTCTTCACGGTTATGCATTTTCTTATTTTTTGCTGCCAGTCTCCCCGGTAGAAGCCTCGTCTATTTCAAAGCCTAATTCATTTACCAATGCAACCTTAAATATTTTGCGGTCACGCCCAAACCTCTTGCCGCTCAGGTTGCCCGTATCGAAGAGATACCTGACCTGTGACTTTGTCAAATTGCACACCCGGCACACCTGAGTCACAGTCAGCAACGCTGGTAAGTTGTCGTATTCCGCCCGTGTCATCAGTATCCTCCCACCCTAGAATCTGCGACAGGAGAAGCCGCAATGAATGTCGGCTCCATTATTATGAGGTAGCGCAATGTGTCCACCGGATCCTTGCAAGCGCCCTTATCACCGTCTTTGTGGGTCCACTCCTTCAATGCGTAGATAAGGTTCTGGCAGTCTTCTGATATGTAAAGCTTGGGCTCGTTAAGATGACTGACGGGCTCGCTTGGGTCGTAAAACAGCTTTCCATTTATCGCCTGAACACCTTCCTCAATGTGGATCCCGCTCGCAGGAGTAAACAGCATGCCTTCTCGCCCCAACCCTTCGACGTTCTCTGCGTCCTCAGACATTTGATCAAGAATGCAAGTGCTGCCAGTCGCCAAACTGATCTTTGCATTGCTGGCACCCCTCGGATCGATGAAGCGTTCAAACGGTTGATTCTCCCCTTTCTCCAACTCCCTGATGATCTTCCGGTATTGGGCGATTGACCTTCCAGTCTCGGTCATCTGCGCTGGACCCGGCTTGCCATCAGGTTTGTCCGAAGGCATAGCCCACTCTCCGTAGGTTTCGTAGTCAGGCCACTCTCGGTAGACAAATATACGGTTCAGGTCATCGACTTTTGCCCAGAGAAAAAACCAATTCCTGTCACCCCCCGTGGGATCGCAGGACATGTAAATGGTTCCATCCTTGGGTATGTCTTTCGGCTTAATAATGTGCGCTTCACCAAATCGTGGGAACTTTCCGGTCGCAGGGTTACTCACCCAACCATACGCCCTGACCTTAACATCTTCTTCTGACTTCCCTTTCAGAACATGCTTCAATCGGTGGTATCCACCGAAGGGGTTACCCTCAGTGTAGAACCAGACATGTCGCCTGCCTCCCGCTGATTGCCCCGCGAATGGCATGCACCCCCGCGGTCCACCGGGAACATGACACCGTGCTTGGTTAAGCATTTCCGCCTGCTTCCATTCAGTAACCCGCACCCCGGCTATGGCATCTTTCAAAGTGCTTGTGTAGCCTTCGACAGGCGTGAAGGAAACAATGAGCTTACCGTTGCGAGTAACAAGCCTGTAAGCCAATGTCTGGATCCACGAAATAGGCACCAACTCATCGCACCAGCACAGGTCAAGCTCGGCCCCTTCCAACACACTCACATTCTGAGTGTAGTTCTTAAACCAACACTGACTGCCGTTCGGAAGAATGAATGTGTTGTTTGAAAAGCCATTCTTCTGGGTGTAGGACAAATTCATCACCCGTGTCTTCTTCCGGTTCTTTAAGTTCGGGGGAATGTATTTCCAGATGAGACTCTGCTGCTGCTGTATGCTGGAATCATTCGAGCTATGACAGCACCACACCTTAGCCCGGTCATTCGCCATCAAATATTGAACGATTCTTTTCGCGCAATACTCACTCTTGCCTGCCCTGTTGCCTCCGAAGATGTAAAGCGTAGTAACGTCCTCCTCTTCGATCATCCTGTCGGCTACCTGCCAATGATCCAGTTCATGCCCATACTCATAGGCATTTGTCTGCTCATTGAGGATCCGCTCTTCGCGGACCTTCCAAAGCTCTTCAAGTGCGTTCGCGCATTCCTTGTCCTTCTTCGGCTTTCGACGCTGCAGCCTTTCCGCCTCCTGCTTGGAAGGGATTTTCCAAATCGGATGCGGTGTCCACTTAGTCTTCACCCTTAATCAGTTTTGCCCAATCGTCTAGATACATCACCACCAACGTTTTACCTCTATCCTGTCGCAGCATTGTCACCGTAGTTCCCTCGGGCGGCTGCATGAAGTCAGCTACGTGTTTTCGTCGTTTAGCCTGAACCTTGTATTTGCCTTCAATCAAAACATCCACCTCTGCAGTGCAGCCGGGGAGACTCTCACCATTGCTGGCATAGGCTCGTTTTGCATCAAACCCTCTGGCTTTGAAATAGTTGACTATCTCTCGCTCGAACAGTGTTCCCTTCAATTTACTTTTGCTACTCATAGTTGAAAGAATTTGGCTTTGCTCTTAGGGCACGAATAACCTCTCCATTCGAGCCAGATTCAGGGTTATAGCGCACCTCTTTGACCCAATAAGGCATAGAGTCTCTTGCACATACTGCCATGCAATTACCTGCGTCATTCAATATGACATACGCAAACAAAGTGCTTCTGCCCAAGCTGTCAATCCTCCGCGACTTATCAAGGTGGATTGTGGGATAAGGATAGTCATCGGCCCCCGTGAATTGAATGTTGTGCCTGCGCTTAACCTCGACTCTGAAACGCACCTCAATGTCGCCTCCATCGGAATACTCCTTCCTCTGCTCAATTGAAGGACGACAGAGAGTCGGATGGATCAGCGTGTCCAAGCCAAAGGCTTTCAGTGCCTCAGCAACAATCTGAACACCTTCCTTCGACTTATTCAGTCGGTCCCGAAACAGTTGGTCGCTTATCATATCGTTCTATCAACTCAACCAATGCTGCCGCATAATTGATGAGGTCAACTAAGGTGTCCTTCTTGTAGCCTCCGAGAAGGCGATGGTATTTTATGTCAATCAACGTCGCTAACGACTCTGCCTGATCCCAATGATTCGCACCGGAGTTGATAGGATCCTGTTCCCTCACCTCCTTCACCGCTTTCACCGCTAAAAGCTTATTCTCGGCAAACGTATCGCCATACTGCTGCCCTCTCTCCTTAAACGTCGAAGCACACCCTTCCAGTGTCTTCCCAGCAAGCTCTTCAAACAGTCCCATAATTAAAACTTGGTCTTACTTCTCGGGTTTCTAATAACCTGAAATTCTCCATTCTCGACAGGCTTCACCTGTATGTCCATGCCGACATTGAATAGCCTGTTGTCCCGACACCGGACCTTCCCGATGTCAGTTACAAGAATCTTCGTGTTAGGCGGCACCCTCAGCACCTTGGCCTTTTTAAAAACACTTCCCGGTCGATACCTCTCAACTGCCGACACCTTCCATTTCAGCTTTGGATACCTCTCCGAACGATCAACGATGTAATCCACACCCTCAACCAAATTCGCCCTTCGCCAATTTGCTATGCTCGACTTGGTGACACCGAGTAGGTTCGGCATGTCTACCTCAGCGATATATGAACCTAATTTAGTGGGATGCATTTTTCTTGCCGGACAGTTTCTTCGACCAACGCAAAGCAGGTGTTCATCATAATGGTTATCGAGATCTCAGGTGGCAGAAGTTCTGTCGCTGCGATAACCATTCCTATGCTGGTAAAAGCTTCCTCCCGGTAATCAGGGGGAACTGCTTCCAGCATTTCCTGCGACTTCTTTGACCAATAACTCTCGTCGATCACACTGCGAAACTCAGTGCAGAGATCGGACGCTGTCAAACATTTTCTGATATCGGAGACTGCTCCTCGAACTTAAAAATATGTCCTTGAAAACTCAGAGGAATGTGACCCCTCGGGCCACTTCTCTGCTTCTCAATAAACAAGTCGTTGTCCTGAATGAAAGCTACCAAGTCAGCATCCTGTTCAATACTGCCGCTACCTCGTAAATCACTCAGCCGAGGTT